GCAAACGTTGCACCTGCAGGAATAGTTATAGTATCACCACTATCTCCTAGCTGTACACCGGTCCCGGATCTTGGACTTATTTTATTTACTTTTACTTCACTCATTATTCTTCTTCTGGTTCTTTATAGTTTGTAAGTATTTCAGATTCAAGTTTTGTAAAACCTAAAGCTATAAATTTATCATAAGATGTTTTTTGTGCATCTTTCTTTTCTTGAATTTTTTGATTTAAAATCTCTGTGTCTTTTTGAAATTCAATAAAATCTTTTTCGCTTTTTTCAATTTCTTCTGTTGTCATGTCAACCAAAACACCATTTAAATATTGTTTAGTCATTATTTGTACCCATATACCTTTATTAAACCTGAAGTTATATTATTTGAATTATTACTTACTAATTTAAAGCCATCTACTGCTGCTGAACCATCATAGTTAAGCATAGCACCCTCATGTCTAAATAATTCTGAACCATCTGCTTTTAAATGGACAGTTTCATATTGTATAGTAGGATGTTTGCTTGCATCATAGGGATTATTAAATCTTATATGTCCATCTAAACTACCCCCACCATTGTCAATATTAAGTCCTATAGCAACTTTATTATCACTAGAACCTGACTCATAAGAAATATCATTAGACCCAGATGCTCTTTCTTGGATTCTTGCAGCGTACCAATAGTATTGAGTTACATCCGAACCTCCTCTTCTAAATCTAAAATTTAAAGCATCTCCATCATTCATTGCAATATCATATATCATTACGTCATAAAATTTGTAAGTAGCTGAAAAAACACTATCAATGGCTATTTGAGATACAGCTGATGATACTGTTGTTGTGTGTAATAAAACTACATCTGCACTAGTAGCAGTAGCAAAAGTCGGAGGCGCACCTGCACCTGCTGAAGTTAAAACTTGTCCTGCACTTCCTGTTGCAACTGCAACTGGATTTCCTGAAGCATCATATGAAATAATATTACCATCTGTACCTGGAGCCATTTTAGCTAAAGTTACTGCATCATCTGCAATTTGTGATGTACCAATTGTTCCTGTAAGAGCAGCAGTGAGAGTTTCATTTCCACCATCGCTACCCTCTGTTAAAGATATATTCGTACCTGCAACTAATTTACCATTTAAAAAACCGGCTGTTGTATCGTTAGAAGATACTTTTACTTTTTCTGTATCAGCACTTCCAAAACCATTTGCTGTTCCATTGTTAGTAATGGTTGCACCTGCTGGAATAGTAATCGTATCACCAGATTCACCAACCTGTAAGGCTGTCCCTGACTGTGGTATAATTTTATCTACTTCTATCTGACTCATTATATTACTACCAAATTACCTGTTACTGTTACAGTTCCTGATACAGTTACTGGTCCTGCTAAAACTCCTGAGTCCATTGTTTGAACATCAGAAATTGTTGAAGCATGTGTTGTTACATAAGTTGTGGCTGTCATACTTGCAGACGGAGCTCGTTTTGCAGGATAAGTACAAAACACAGTTTTAGTTCCTGTTTGAAAATTCACAAGGTTGTCTGAATTTGAAGAGGAGATAATGGTAGTTCGTGAAAGTGTATCAGGTGATGCATCTGTTACAGTTCCAATACCAACTTCAAAGTCAGCTGTTCCATCATGTGAAATACAATAGAACGTACTATTAGTAGTTCCTATACCAGCAACGAAAGTTTCAAAACCTGTTTCAGCTGTAGCCGATAGGTCTATAGTTCCCGTACCAGTAGATGTACTAGTCTGTTTAACTCTGTCATTTAATACAAAAGCCATTTATTTAATCCTTACTATTACGCGTTGCCTAATCTGATAATAGCATTTGATGTATCAGGCGTAGGGAATTGTATTACAAAGTCACCATTAGTTGCCGTCTTATTTCCACCAAAATCTAAAACCAGTACAAGCTGATTACCGCCACCAGTTGATTTATATATTGCAGCGCCTGCAGCAGTTAATGTAACAGATGAAAAAGTTAAATCTGCAAAATCAATGTAAGCAATGTTTGAAGCTATTGCTACACCGTTATTTGTTAGATTGTTTCCAGCTGTTGTATAATTAGTTCCTGAAGAACTAACTTCATTTCCTGTTTGGTATACAGTTGAACCTGTACTGTATCCGGCTATGCTAGTATATAAAGCACACTTGAACGTGTTACCTCCGTTACCAGAAGTATCAAAATTAAAAACACCTTTTAAAAGGTTTGTTTTAAACGCATCAGGTACTATGTTTGCCATTTTTTATCTCCTTATTATGGTGATGGTGATTTTATACTATTACGAATAACACCATCTTGGTATTCGTCTCTGCGTCTTCGACCTTCTTGTTCGATCGAGTACGATGCTAAAGATCTCTTATAACTCGCTTCGTAGTATTGTAACATATCTATTGGACCTTTCAAGTATCCATATGCTTCTACAAGAGCAGCATATAAAAGCAAGTCTTGATATTTATTTGACATATAAGTTCCTGTACCGCTTTTCGTAGCATCTGTCAGGCTTACTGGTTGTTTCATATAAGCTAAAGTTATCTCATACGTAGCATCAGGTGTAGGTGCAACTACCCAAAAATTAGCATCCCAATTAGAATAGTATTTTGGAAGGCCACTTGCCGTGCTAGGTGTATCATAAAAAGTTGCCATATATGATGTATCTTTTTTTTCTAAAAATGTCTGAGTATTTGGAGTTACTGTTGTGTTTTTTAATTGCACATATCTAATACTTCTTAAATCAGATGGAATTGTTACGTATCTATTTCCAACAGCTAAGTTAGATGTAGCGTAATGTCTGTTATCATCTGAGTCTACTTCTCTATAAATTCTATTTTCTGCATTTTTAATAAATGTATTAATAACTGCAGTTGTTAGTACACCACTATCAACTTCTGTGTAGTTTCTAATATCATCTGTTACATTTGTTAAAGTATATGCCATTATGATTCTAAAGTTACGGGTCCTGCTGTAACTGTCATTCCTCCACTTTCTTCTGTTATATTAGGAGTTGATCCTAATGTAAATGTATACTTATCTGTAGTTGTAACTGTTATTGAAAAACCAACGCTAGCAGTATATGCAGTAGAAGCTACTCCACCGGGAGAACCCTCTACGTTTCTAAATCTTACCGTGTCATTACTAGATCTACCATGATTTAAATCTGTAACAGTTATTGTTGTAGATCCACTAGTTATTGCAAAAGGATTAGGTCCTAGTAATCTTGCAACAGCTGGTTCTATTCTTGCAGGTCTTGAGTTTCTTAAACCCTGTGGTTCTGCCATAAATCTTTTAGGTTCAAGTTGTGGATGTTTAGACTCATACTCTGAAGTATGTACTCTTGATCCATTCCACTCTATCATCATTTCAGTATACGGAAATTCTAAACCAGATCTGTCAGAAATAAATTTTGCATGTTTACCAACAGCCATTAATTAACTCCTGTATAATATGATTTAGGTGTAATGTATGTACTAGAAGAAGATCCATCTTCTGCTAATGCTCTTTGTAATTCATCTTCGTAAAGTAATTTAAACTGTTCAGTTCTTTGTGGTGCATATTTTTGTGATAGATAAAAAGTTAAACCTGATACCATACATGGTACAAATCTATAAGGTACATCAGTTGAATTAGTAAAAGCACCTGCATCTTGAATTCTTTTGACAAAATAAAAATTTAAAAATTTTCCATTCTCACTAGATCCTGGCGTTAGATATAAAGTTATAGTAACTTTATCTATAAATCTTTGAACAAAATATTGTGATGGTTGACCTGTAGATGATTTATTTGATAATGCTTGATAAGCTGATCTTGCAACTTTAGTTAATGGTACATCAACATTACTAGCGTTTCTAAAACTAGCTTCTAAAATATCATCAGCACCTGTTGCAAAATTTGTAACAGCATCTCCACTTGCATGGGCCGCTGCAGTGGTTCCATCTACTGCTCTTGTAGCACCTGTTAAGTTTAAACTACTAATTCCTGTGTAAGAAATAACTTCGTTATTAATTTTTATTTTACCTGAATTAGGCATATTAGCTACAGCAGCAACAGGTATAGTTGTTACATTGTTTGCAATTGCTCCTGTTAAAGTTGTAGTTACACCGTTTGAACTACCTTCTTGTGATGATCTAAATAATGTATATTCGTTTTGTCCGTTTGCTAAAGTAATAGAACTGTTTTCTACTTCCCAATAATGCAAACCACGATTAGCCCATTCTTGAAACATTATGTTTAATGTTCTTCTTGAAGCTTTTAATTGATATCCAGTTACATTCTGGATTCCCATTCTTTCAAAAGACTCTTCTATAATTTCGTCAATAGAAAACCCTTGTTCAAAAACATTTGTGCCAGAGGTTGTGTTAGCCATTTAGCCTCCTACTTATCTATAATAACAGTTACAGTAGCGTTAGAGATTGCTTGAACTGACATTCCACCTTCAAATACAATTCCATCTTCTGCTAAGTTATAAGAGAAAACATCACCTGCTGGTACGTCAACTTGAAATTGATCTACTGCATTTCCATCTCTTAATGTAACTGAACCTGCAGAACCAGTTGATGCTAAGATAATTCCTCTTAATCTTGTTCTTCCTCCGAATACTGAACCTGTTCCTGTTTTTCTAACTGCTTTTACGTCTGACTTCATTAGCCTGTATATCCTATTGTTACGGAGTCTGTAGTAGTTAAATCTAAATAGACTCCTGTTTTAAATCTTATACCAGAACCGGGGACAAATACATCTAAACCTTCAGAACTAAATTTAGCTTGAAATTCTAAAGATCCTGTACCATCTGTTCCATCATGTAGTTTTACTAAACAATTACTTCCACCATGAGCCATAATATATGTAACTCTACATGGACCTAAATTAGTTCCACCACCAGTAATAGTTTTAAATCTACCATCAGCTGTTAATGTTGTAAACTTTTGATCACTTGAAAACGATCCACCGCCTGCCATAATTTTCTCCTTAAATTTATGTGTGGGCCGAAGCCCACACTAAATTATTTATTACGCGTTTAGGTTATTGTTTTGTGCGTACAAAACAGTAAGTCTAGTTGTTCCAGCGTTAGTTGCAGCAGAAGCAGTAATCGTTAATTTGATATCTGCAGTTCCTGTGTCAGACCAAATTAATGCTCCACCTGCTTCAGTTGTTGGTCTTTTTCTACCAACCGCTGTTCCAAGTGCGAAAGTATTAATTATACTTGTTGCACCACCAACTGTGTCACCAACACTTAAGTTAGTTGCACCTGATGCTGCTGTTATTGAATCAAGTATACAATCAATAATTTGTGAATTTGCTGGGATAACAATATCTGTTGCACCGGCAGCAATCGCTCCATTTGATAAATCAATTAGATGTGTTTGAGACATCACAACTTGACCTGTATTTTTGATGTTAGAACCTAAACTTGTTCCTGTTGTTTCTTTTATCGTTCCCGCTTTTATCGGTCCCGAAAACGTTGTTGAAGCCATAATTATATCCTCCTAGTTTATCGAACATAGTCTCTAGGCCGTCCACTATATGGGTCTATGTTCTGGTTTAATTATATAGTAAGTTTTTTATATACTAGTTTTAAGTAGAGTGCAAGAGAGCCTGTAATGCGGATTGGATTTTTCCAACGATGTAGCTTTTTATTAAGTAGCTACTGAAACTTGCGGAGCAACACCTTCTGCAGTGTTTTGTCTGTGAGCAATTTCAGCTTCTTCAAGCTTAATGTCAGTGATGATTTGCTTAACTTTGTCATCAATTCTGACCATGTCAAGAGTGTATTTACCATTAGATAGCCACTCCTGTTCCCACTTCAACTCCAAGGACCTTTTTCGTTTGTAAAGGTCTTGTATCATTACTAACCTCCTCATAGGTTATTCGATAGGGAATATCTCTAAACATTCCCGATGATTCCCAAGTTATACTATTTTCTCCTAGTTTGTCAACTATTGCTTTTTCTAGAGAAACGGCATCATCATTAGATTCTAATTCAAATCTAGAGTGATGATCGTATGCGTATATGTTTATTAGGAATTTTTTCATGGTCTTTTCTTTCTATATTTAGAATGAGGCGGGATTGTGTCCCGCCTCAAAATTAGTGATTAAGCACCTGGTGATGCGTAAATACCTCTAGGGTCAGATACACCAAATACGTATCTTTCTCTAGCTTTGTATCTTACATTGCCAGTATCAAAATCGCCTTCCATTTTAGTAGTCAATGGAGCTCTTTCAAGATGTTTCATTCCATTAGGAACATCAGTGATTAAGAAGAAAGCATCTGGATCTGTTAAGAAGTTATTTACTGAATAACCTCCTGGAACCATTCCTTTACTTACTAATGCATTGATGTCATTGTCAGCTGTTCCAACTCTTTGAGAAGACTTCATAAGTCTTTCTGCTGTGAATTGTAAAGCTGATGGAATAACCATGCTTTTAGCGCTAGCAGCAATTTTCAAACCTCTTTCATCAGTAAGCGCTGCAATGTCAATCATTGCTTGCTCTAATGAAGTTTCGTTTAAATCAGCTGCAGTTGCCAATGTGTTACTGAAAGTCCCGTTTATAGTCGGGTGGTTAGATGCAAATAAATTGCTTCCGTCACCAGCCTTAAAGTTACCATTGAATCCATTGTTTAATGGAGACGCTGCTTTGATTTGCTTTGTTTGAGCCATAGATCTTGCCAATGCTTTAGTATACCTTTGAGCAAGTCTGTCGTATAGATTGTCTTCAATCGCTTCTTCAGTGATCGCGAACCCAAGAGAGATAGTCTCATGAGTGTATCTTGCTGAAAAAGTTTCTTGAGCTTTATCAAACTCTACTCCAGAACCTTCTGGTTTTACTTTAGCTTGACCGAATCCTGATAACATTACTTCTTCTTCAAAAGCTCTGTCAGATGACTCAGTTGTGTATATAGCAGTATGTAAATTGTCATACTGTTTATATTCCAGGCCGAATAGTGCATTCAAACCTGGCTCTAGTTCTTTAACTAGTTGATTACGTGATATAGCCATAGTTTTATACTCCTATTATATCCCTGCGTGTTGTTTAAAGAAATGTTCACTGATTACAACTCTCCAGACCACATTTGCTGATCCGATTTCATTGTTGTCAGGGTCTCTTGAAACACCCACGATTTTTACTTGTTTTGATGCTGTAGCCAAAGTTGCATCATCTAAAGTTGTTTTAGAGATGTAGTTTGGTGTAGCACCCGCAGAATATGAAATATCTGCTGTATTACCTACGTCCGTTTGCGCTGATGCACCGGCATTGTTTGATCTCACTTCATATACTTGATGAGGAGCATCATTTACTAATGCAACAATATCTGAAGCAGTATTACTGCCTAAAAGATATGCTTGGAACGTTGGCTTACTTGTTGACGCGTCAGTGTAGAAAACACCATTTAGGGAACCTAAAAGTTGTTCTGTACCAGCTGCAGCTACTGCTGCAAATCCTGATGTAGCCATTGCAACCAAATCTTGGTTGTAAATAGCTGAAGAGGATGCTGCCACAGGATATTCTCCTAGACCTGCAGTGTTTGCTGACTGACCTGCCATTTTTACAGGTTTCATTCCGAAACCAGTTGACGAAGCGTTAGCCATAGTCTTTTCTCCTTATATGTACCTGCCCTTACGGGCCTCCAGTACGGTTTATATAATTCGCTGGTTTCGAATTGTTAAAAAATTAACTTTTCTTGCCACCGAAGGTTACACGAGTATTTCTATCAATGTTGATAGGCATACTCTTATGCTGCTCCTTCGCAAGATCGGCGTCAATAGCAGATTGTTGATCTTCTGCTTGTGAGGCATAGTATTCAGTTCTTTGCCTCGCGATCTCTTCTGGTATCCTAGTCAGCACTAGGCCTCCGTGTCCGATAACCCCTGCGTATTTGCCGTCAGCGATAGTGGGAAAGTCCTCTTCGGGATATTCATCTGATCTTACTAATTCATACCCGGATCTTAAGCGTCCTTGTATGTTTTTTGTATCAGTGAATCCTAGGATTTCTGTCCTGACCCATCTGTGTCTCCATCCGTCTGGCGCGTTGGGCGTATCTAAATACGATGGTGGAGCCCAAACTTTTGGTCTTGCTTTTGGCGTAACCTTTTTTGCTTGTGATTGTACTTTTGTAGAATCACTTTGCTTAGTTTGACTCGCACGAGTTGGTTTTTTATTTTCCATATGCCTATACCTCCTTCGTGTTTATAAGTTGTTTCGCATACTCTTCTAATGGCACACCTAATTTTTTAGCAATTGCTACTTGAGAAGATGTGAGTCTCACACTTTTGCGACTAGCCTTTGGACTACGCGTTGCAGAGGCAACGGTTTGTGTAGGTTTACTAATCTGTTTGTTTACAGGTTTATCAAATTTGTGGGGAAATTCAAGTCTTATTCTTTTATCAATTTCCTTATAATACTCATCTGATTTAGGGTCTATACCCTCTTCTTCTGTAAGTTTTCTGTGAAGATCAAAAGCAGTATAAGTCATAGCTGAATCAGTTCCAAACCATGAATTAGTCTCTGCCCATGCCTCCGCCTTTGGATCTGGCGGTGTACTTGGTTGTTGTTGTTTTACTGGTTGTTGAACAGTTTCTTCTTTTGCTGCTTTATCTCTCATCTCGTTTTGAGTTTTTAATTCAGCAAGTCTGCCTTGTTCATAACCTAATTGTGAGATAGCAGTTAAAGCTTCTGTTTCAGCTTTTGGATCTTCAGCTTGTCTTGCAGCTGTAAGTTTAGCTTGTGCAGCAGCTAATTGTCCAGATATTCTATTCTCCATTTCTGTCGTATAGTCTTTATCTAAACTATTGGCTTGAGTTTTAAACTGATCTCTTTCTCTTTTTACTGAGTCTGCATAACGCAAAGCTTCTTCTCTTTGCCTTTCTGCTTCTCTCATTTTTTTAGTAAGCTTAGCTATTCTTTTTTTAACGCCTTCAGAATATTCTTCAGCTTCTTTACTTTCACTTTGTTGTTTATTATCTTCTTGAACAGCAGGTTGCTCATCAGATTTCTCAGATGTGTCACCGGCGCTACCACCGTCTTCAAGTTTTGTTTCACGTTCGTTTTCATATGTTTTATCTATTTCTTTTTCGGTTGATTCTTCTACGATAACGTTTTCTTGTTCTTGTTTTTCTTCTGGCAGTTCTATTTGTACATCAGGTCCTGATGTATCAATATCAACTGTTTTATCTTCTTTGTCTTCTGGCATAGTTCCTCCTATGATTGTTAAAATTCGTGGAATATATCTTCAGGGTTTTCCACGGTCGCTAAAACTTCATCATCATTGAGAAGTCTTATCTCACCCCCATCTATTCTTATTCGTGATCCGGCATATCTTGCAAAGATAATCCAATCACCTTTCTTGCACCAAGGACCCTCTGGATAACGATCTTTATCATAGCAGTGTGGTCCCATTTTTAAAACTAAACCACAGTTAGATGCTACTTGTGATCGTTCTATTGTGTCTTCTGCTAAAATAATTCCACCTTTAGTTTTTTCTTTTTGTTTAAAAGGTAAAACTAAAAGTCTCCAACCTGTTGGTTCAGGTAGCTTTGATGATTCATCAATTTCTTTTTTTTCTTCTTTTTTAACCCCAACTAAATCTTTATTGGGTAGTATCACTTTTGGATTTGATACTGATGACTGTTCCTTTTTCATTTTGCTCCTTTTTGTTTAGCAGGGTGGATATTTCCTGTAATAAACTTTCGTAAGTTCGTATTTGTCCTAACATATACTGATATCTTTCCATACTGTCAACACCTCCACGTGCCATTAATTCCTTAACGTCATCCTGTCGTTGTTTAAGTATTCTTATAAAATGTTCAAATAGTTCCATTATTCAAACTCCTTTATTACTTCTAATTTCTCTTCAGCAGTAGAGATTTTTTCAATTAACTTATCAACCTCATCTATATGTTGAGGATGTTCACCAATACCTACAGAGTTTTCAAAGTAAATTTTTATTGTAGCATCAGCTTCTGCTATCTGAGCTTCATATCTTTTTCTTAGCGCGTCTAGTATTACGTTTTTCACTTTTTCTCCTTTCGAAGAGACGATCAATGAAAGAACAAAAATTATCTAATTGTGCAAAGCAATTGTATAAAAATTTGTCTAACATTTCCATCTTCTTCGTGCCTGACGGATACGAGAATTTGGATCGTTACGTGTTTTTGCTGATGACCTTTTTAATTGTCCTAGTGATCTAGCGCAGTATGATTTCCTACGATTAGCAGCTTTTGATCCAGGCTTCACTTTTCCTGTCACGGCTGTTTTTAATTTACTTCCAGGGTTTGCTGCCCTGTAAGCTCTTACACCCTTTGCTGTCATTCCAGCTCCAGATTTTGTTTTCCTATAGTTACCACCTTTACCAGTAGTTTTTCTTATAGGGTTTTCGGCCATTACTTTTTCTTTTTAGGTTTCTTAGCCGTCTTAGCCGCTCTTTTAAAATTAGCAGCAGTTGGCGCTCCTTTAGATCCAGGTTTTCTCATCTTCTCACCTGAACCAGCAGCGATTCTCTTTTTTTTCGCGTGAATATTCGCGTACAAACCACGTTTAGCCATTACACTTACATCTCCTTCCAAATAATTTTTCAATTATTTTATTATATAGTTTTTTAAACACTATTAAACTTTGCCACCGTTTTTCATATAGCCCATTTTATTCCTAACTTTTTTAGGTAATTTTTTTAGACCCTTTTGACTTGGTTTTGTTTTTTTTAAAACCTTTTTACCGTTTTTATACATCGGTCTTGTCATCATTCCTGGCATTATCTTCTCGCTTTCCCAAATCCTTTGATTTGAATTGATTTCTTTTTAACTCTTACTGCTTTTCCGCCTTTTTCAGTTTTAACAATTTTACCACCATCTTTTGCCATGGCACCACTATAAAAAGAATCGTCTATAACAGGTGTTCTTTGCACTGGGGCTCTTAATTGAGGTGGCAACATTCCTCTTTTCATTTCTTGTGCTGCTCTATATGTTCCGAATCTTCCTCCAGTCATAGGAGTAGCGTCTACTCCAGAACGAAGATATCCGTCATCACCTTTAAAAATAGAATTTACGTTTCCAACTTTAGGAGCTATTCCTTTTTTAGCACCTTCAATAGTAAATACTTTGTTTGTATTTGGAAGAATTCTTTTTGATTTTACATTTTTAGGTCTTATATCACCTTTTTTCATACCAACTCTTGGCATGCTATCTTGAATAGTTGTAGGTGTTGATACATTAACCATTTTTTTTAATGGAGCATCAGCTGCCATTTGATCTATAGTTCCTGCTTTAGGTCTTGCAAATGCAGTTCCTTTTCCTCTACCAAGTAACATTGCGCCACCCAATAAACCTGCTAATGCGGCTAATCTTTTATTTCTTCTTCTAGATTTTTTACTCATTATTTTTTTCCTCCGTTTCTAAATATTTGCGTCCCCTTTATACCATATATACTAGCGACTACAAGGATCCACAAATTTGTAAACCAGCTTGGGAGCTGTGAAAACATATCAAAGAACAATTTTACCTTGTCCATAGCAGTTGGATCGTCCGATACCACTGCCCAGGCCAGCACCAACACGGGCAAACTTAAAATTATCAAAACTGCCTCGTCCTTCCAGTCTGATTGTCGGGCTTCTAACAATTTTCCCTGGTATTGTTCCTCACCTTGGGCCATTTTAGTAGCATGCATCAGTTGTGCATCCGACATTGCCATTTTTGTACGTTGTTTGTTAGCATAAATCTTACTTCCTGCAGAAATTGCTAATTTAATTGCTGAAAACCACATAATTTTTACCTTTTGTTTCTAATTATTGCAACATTACCCGGCATTCCTTCCATTTTTGGTGCCGAAGGTATTGTTTTACTTAAAATTGTTTTTTCAATCGACGTATCAGCTCTTAATTTTGCTAATTCTTCGTTTTGATCTAACTTATCTTCGTTATTTTCTTGTGCCATCATAGCTTTCATCTTATCTAGGTTCAATCTTTGGTCTGCATCCTCTGCTTTTCGTTCATCATTCATTGCTCTTAGGTCTAACTCTCTTGCTTTTAGTTTAGCAATCGGATCATTTCCTAATTGACCCATGATTTGATTTTCTTCATCTTTAAATTCTTGAGTCATCTCTGCGATCAATTTAGATTTTCTAGCTTCTAACGCTAAAGTCAATGTTAAAATTTGTTGTTGAGTATTTGGATCTTGTTGTAGCATTGGGTTTTGTTGTACAGCCATTTGTAGTTGTTGTAATTGTTGTAGCTCTTCCATAAATTCTACCTCGATCTGTTCTTGTGCCATAAATGCAATGTGTTCAAATATATTTTTCTCTAATGCACCAAGAACTGCTGGATTATTTCTAGCTAAACTTGTTGCCATAAAATTTAAGTGAGTTGTAATATGTGATCTATGATCTTGACCTTTAAATGCTTGAAAAGGTTTACCTGACATTGCCATAATATTTTCTGACGCTGGATCCATTGGCATAGGTTGTTGAGGTGGTGGTAGTATTTGATCAATATTTTTTACACCAATTGCTTCGTA